TTGAATCTCAGGAGGGCTCATGGCAAACGAAGTGACCATCAAGCTTAGTATCCCAGAGGCTCAGTGCCTCGAAGTTCTGCTCGAAAGTTTCAGGCGACAGCGGCCTTTCACTAGCTCCACTTGCGCCCTTGCAGTCAACATTACTAGTCAGATCCGAAAGGGAACGAATGGCTATCAAGATTCAAAGCACTAGTGACGTTTCATCTAAGCAGGGCATCAAAGCTCTGGTCTATGGCGATGCTGGAGTCGGAAAGACGGTTCTTTGTTCAACCGCTCCAAACAATATCATTCTTTCCGCTGAATCTGGCTTGCTGTCTCTTCGCAAGCACAAGCTCCCTTACATCAACATCGACACTTACAAGGATCTTGAAGAAGCTTACATGTGGGCTATCAAGAGCAACGAAGCTAAAAACTTTCAAACAATTTCTCTTGACAGCATCTCTGAAATAGCCGAAGTTCTATTGGTTGACGCTAAGAGCAAGACCAGAGATGGACGCAAAGCATTCTTTGACATGCAAGAAACCATTATCGCTTTGATTAAATCATTCCGTGACATTCCCGAAAAGAATGTCTACTTTTCGGCCAAGCAAGCGGTTGTAAGGGATGGCACGACCGGAGCTATGTTCTTCGGCCCTTCCATGCCTGGACAAGCTACCGCGCCACAGCTACCGTATTTGTTCGATGAAGTTTTTCAGTTGACTGTTTTTGTCGATCCTGCTACAAATGTTGAAACACGGGCATTGCGATGTAAGAAGGACAATCAATACCAAGCGAAGGACCGTTCCGGCAACCTCGATCCTTGGGAACCTGCCGACCTAAACCATATTTTCAATAAGATCAGGAGTTGAGTTGAAAATTGAGCAGAATAAAACCTTTGAACCGATTATTATCACGATCGAAACTGAAGAGGAAGCAAGGGAATTGCGGCAATGCTTGAGCAAAGTTTCGTGCCCTGCTTTATCATTCATAGATAATTTGTTTCGATCCATAAACATCATGCTAGGTCCGTTTAACAATTAGTTATTGCATCAGGCAACATTTCAACACATGGGCTTTCGCTGGATGCCCACAGAATCCAGCTTTCTAAAAGAGGTTTCAAATGAGCGAAGTTATCACTATCAATGGCGTTGACTACGTGCCTGCTTCTACTGTCAAGACCGGTCCTGAAGTCATCGTGCGGACCTACTCCGCAGGCGTCCACATCGGCACCATCGTCAAGCGAGAAGGAACTGAAGTGGTTCTCGCCAATGCTCGCCGCCTCTGGTCTTGGCAGGGCGCTTTCACACTTTCTGCCGTGGCGACGAACGGCATTATTCGTAGCAATTCGCGCATCAGCGTCAACGTGCCTGAGATTATTTTGACCCAGGTTATCGAGATTATTCCTATCGCTGAGGGCGTGGACCTGAGCAGCACGGAGAAGTAACATGAATACCGCAATGATACATGACGGTAGCGGTAGCGGTGACGGTAGCGGTAGCGGTTACGGTTACGGTGACGGTAGCGGTGACGGTGGCGGTTACGGTTTTTAAATCAACCAATAGAGCAAGTTGCTCTAATTTCTAAAAGAGGTTTCAAATGGCTCTTTTGCCTAGTCCTTTCAACGCTCATACGGTGGAACCTGCTGGCCCTGCCGTTTCTCAGCTTCCCATCTCCGGGTCCGATGGCTGGCCTGTGATCGTTTCCGCTTCTGAGTTCAAGGCCAGTAAGAGCGGCAATGGCACCAATGGCTATCTTGAGTTGACCCTTAGCATCATTGAGGGAGAACACAAGGGCCAGACCGGTGCTTATCGTCTGAATCTCTTCAACGAAAACGCTCAGACGGTTGACATTGCTTCCCGGCAGCTTTCCGCCATCTGCCACGTTACCGGACAGATGATGATTTCCGATTCTGCCCAGCTTCACAACATTCCCTTCCGTGCCGTTGTTGGCCTTCAGAAGAAGGCTAAGGAAGATGCTCCCGACTACACCGAAGTTAAGGGCGTGCTGGATTACAGCGGCAATCGTCCAGGACAGGCCAAGCCTGCTCAGGCGGCTTCTGCTCCTGTCCCTGCCTTTGCCGGAACTCCCGCTGCGGCCCCCGCTCCCCAGGCTCCGGCCTTCACTCAGCCACAGGCACAGCAGGCAGCCCCTGCCGCCGCTCCTTGGGGACAGCAGGCCGCCCCTGCACAGACTCAGGAAGCGGCACCTTCCGGCGCTCCCGTTCCCCCTTGGGCAACGCGGTAATATAGCAACGATCTAAACAAAACCCCTGGAGTTGTCATAGATTCCAGGGGTTTTTAAATGAGGAATGAAAGCATGATTACTGAAGAAACGCTAAAAGCTTGTGAAGAGGAAGCAAAGCGATTTTTGAAACGTTGCGCCGATCTTCGCAAAACGCAACCTAAAGGCAAAATCGAATCCTATTGTGGAACTTTTATGAAGCCTGAAAGTTCTGCTCTCAAGCGATCCTCAATGGATCTTTCTCGTTCACTTTCAAAATTGCGTGATAGGAATTGGGAATGAAAGAAGATTGCAAGAAGATCGCCGATATTATCCGCAACGGTATCGAATCTTATGCACAAGAAGCCTACGATGATGGCTTTCGCACTCATTTGGGTGCTTCTTTGATTGGCGATACCTGCCGTAGAAAGCTTTGGTTTACCTTTCGTTGGGTCGATCATGTAAAGCACACTGGCAGAATGTATCGTCTGTTTAACACTGGACACATGGAAGAGGCCCGTATTATCGGATGGCTGCAAGGGGCTGGATATAAGGTTGAGAACATTGATCCGGCTACAGGCAGGCAATATATCATCTCTGATGTCTGTGGGCATTTTGGAGGATCGATTGATGGTATTGTTGAAGTTCCAGGGCTCGGCAATTGTCTGCTTGAATGCAAAACGTCAAAATGCGGTGCTGAATTTAAAACGCTTTTTGACAATGGTGTTTTTGCAAAAGATAAGCATTGGTCACAGGTTTGCACCTATGGCTTTAAGCTTGGATTGACTCATGCGCTTTACATTTGTAAGAACAAGTGCAATGACGATTTGTATATCGAACCTGTGGAGCTTGATTGGAAGCACGGTGAGGATATGATTCGCAAAGCCGAAAGCGTGATCTTTAGCGAAATTCCACCTCCCAGGGAAAGCGAAAGTAAGGATTTCTGGAAATGCAAAATGTGTCAGTTTGTTGCTGTTTGTCATAGCGGCAAAGAACTTGCCAGGAATTGCCGTTCATGCACTAACTGCAAGCCTATTGAAAACAAGCAATGGCATTGCCACAGGTTCGGCATTGTTCCGGCTGAATACATTCCTTCCGGTTGCGGTTCTTGGGAATCGATTTACTAATGAAACTGCGAGATTATCAAGAGGAGTCAATCAATGCGCTATTTGCTTACTTTGCGAATGGCGGAAAGGGCAATCCTCTTGCATTGTTGCCCACAGGTAGCGGTAAGAGCTTAGTCATTTCCGCTTTTATGCAAAGAGTAATGTTTCAATGGCCTGACCAGCGTTTCTTGATGATAACTCATGTCAAGGAATTAATAAGTCAGAACGCTAAAAAGATTATTGAAATGTGGCCCAACGCTCCTGTGGGCATCTATTCCGCTGGATTGGGTGAAAAGAATCATTACAGCCCTATCGTTTGTGGTGGCATCGCAAGTATGATCGCCAATCCTAGCTTGTTCGGCCATCGTGACTTGATCCTAGTCGATGAGGCCCATACCATCTCCAACAAAGCAAATAGCATGTATCAAACGTTCTTTGCAGAGTTGCGTAAGATCAACCCGTTTGTCAGGGTGATTGGTTTCACCGCGACAGGCTACCGTATGGGCCAGGGCCAGCTTATCGAGCCTGGAAGCTTGTTTACTGATGTTGCTTACGACATCACAGACATTGCAGGATTTAACCGTTTGCTTCGTGATGGTTATCTAGCACCACTTATTCCTAAGCGAACAAACACGGCTATAAATACCGAAAATGTAAAAGTTCAAAATGGTGAGTTTCAACAACACGATTTGCAAGCCGCAGTAGATGTCGATGAAATTACACATGCTGCAATTTCGGAAATGCTAGAGCTCGGATATGATCGTCATTGCGGCTTAATCTTTACTACTGGAATTGACCATTGCGAACATGTCGTTCAAGCGATTACTAGCTTTGGCGAAACTGCAACCTTCGTTCATAGCAAGATGGGTGTTAAAGATAGAGACGCTGCGATCGAAGGCTTCAAAGCAGGCAAGTATAAATATATTGTTTCAAACGGCGTTCTTACAACTGGCTTCGATCACCCGCCCATTGATTTGATTGCTGTGCTTAGGCCCACAATGTCCGCATCGCTTTGGGTGCAAATGCTAGGCAGAGGCACTCGTCCTTACGATGGTTCAAATCCGCTTTTTCCATACTACAAAGAGAATTGTCTTGTTTTGGATTTCGCTCAGAACACCAAACGTCTAGGCCCGATCAATGACCCAGTAAAGCCCAGGCCAAAGGGCCAGAAGGCAGGCGATGCCCCCATTAGGATCTGTGACGAGTGCGGCACCTACAATCACGCCTCGGCCCGGTTCTGTGTAACCTGTGGGCAAGTCTTCCCGGTCTATACAAAGATTTTCGCCGAAGCTGGAACGGAAGAATTAATAAGAACCCCAGATATGCCAGTTGTTGAAACGTTCAACATTGATCGTGTTATCTATCATAGGCATGACAAAGTCGGTTCGTTTCCGATGATTCGCGTTTCGTATTATTCTGGCTTGAAAAGATTTGAAGAGTATGTTTGTATTGAGCATCCTGGCTACGCAGGAAGAAAGGCGTTAGAATGGTGGAAACGAAGAAGCGGTAAACCAATGCCTGCTTCGACGGACATGGCACTTGCGGAATTGTCAAACTTGAAACAACCTGCTAGAATCAAAGTTCACACAAACAAAAAATACCCGGAGATTGTCAGTCATGAGTTCTAGTTTCAAAAACTATCTAACTGAAATGACAATAAAACGTTACGAAAAGGTTAGAGCGAGATTGTTGTTTCAAAACACACAAATCGCTTGCAACAATTGGCAGACTTGTATAAACTGCGACAGTTACGAAAAGGAAACAGGTAATTGTAAATACTGGAAAGCCGTTGTTCCCGCCCGTGTCGCTGTGATCGGTTGTGAGGAATACGTTTCTGATATCCCTTTTTGAGGTATGCAATGACATATGATGTCAACAGCAAGTTTGGACTTGAGCATTTTCCCGTTCTAAACGGCGAAGTTGTTAGAAACGCTATGTCGGCAAACTCGAAAGAAGGATGGGTTGAAGTAATCATCGGTTACAAACCCAGCGGTAGGCCTGTTACAGAATTGGTTTACGGCACTGTGACTTTCGTTCATGTCAATGAGATTGAGGAAGATCCTTATGAATCATACTACCGTTAGTTTGAAAGCAGCTTTGAAGTTTGTTGGAATTTCCGGCGCAACCTATTGCGAAATTGCTAACAATATGGTAACTGCCGTGACTGATCATATTTCCATCGGTTGCCCGATTGAAGAAAGCTTGAATGCCAGAGCTAATATCAAGATGCTTTACAACAGCATTGATAAGTCAAGTGGAAAGATTGCTATTACTCAATTGGAACTTAGCAAATTGCATGTTGACAACGGCGATTTTCAATCGTATGTCAATTGCGACGATGAAATTAAACATGCCATTGCTGATCCAATGTCAATCGAATTTGACAATGACATTGCCGGAATGCTGAAGATTGCTTGCGAAATGGCTTTGACCAATTCCGTAAAGGAAGCGGCGAAGACCGTTTGCATTTACGGAACTTCTATTTTTGCAACCAACGCTTTTGGTATGGTTGAGTTTTGGAATGAAGTTTCCATGCCTTTCGTTTTGATTAGCAAGAAAATGGCTTCTTTGATTGTCAAGACCAAAAAGAAAGTTGCTGGATTCGGACAGAGCCAAAATAGCAATACGTTCTACTTTGAAGACGGTAGTTGGATCATGGCGCGATCTTTCTATGTCGATTGGCCTAATCCCAATGAGTTTTTGCCCACAGAGGAAGCCGCTGAAATGAGCGACGATTTTGTTAGGGCCGTGATTACCCTCAAGCCGTTTGCCAAGGGCTCCCTGCTCTACGGTAGGGCCGGAAGGCTTTCGACAGCCTGTGGGCAAGAGGAGGGCGCTTCCATGCCGTTCCCTGGAGTGCTTGAGGGAGCTATTTACGGGGCCGACGATCTTTTGTTTGTTGCCAAACACGCAAAGCAAGTTTCATTCCGCGAAAACGGTTACATTGCTTTCTATGGTGATGGTATTAGAGGTATTATTTCAAATAGAAAGGGAATGTAAAATGGGTCATTTAATTTGCATTCTTTTGCTTGCCATAATTGTCGCAGATGGAAGTTTAAAGTTTAGAGACTTTCTGTTTTATGCAACTGGCGTTTTAGCAGGTCGCTATATTGTTCCTTGCATAAGAAAGGATGACTGAAAATGTTCTTCGATGAACCAATTGCGGAATCGAAAAAGAATATAAAAATTGACCGCGATTATGTAATGTCGCTACCTCTAACACCGTATGAGGAAATGACCAACGAAGAGATATTGAACAACACCTTTACGCCTTTGATTTTCGATATTGAATGTTATCCAAATTACTTCCTGATTGCATTCAAACACATTGACATTGGCAAAGTAATCACCTTTGAACTTTCGGCAACCAAGAAGCTAGATCTTGAAAAGTTAGATTGGGTTGTATGGCGTTACTTGCTAGTCGGCTTTAACAGCATGAGCTATGACATGCCTATGTTGTTTATGGCGCTTCGTGAAACATCGTTTGAAGAGTTAAAGCGAATCTCAAACCGTATTGTTAACAACGATCTTAGAATGAAACAGCTTGAGGAAGAATACAAGCTCGTCATTCCTAAGACCATCAATCATATTGATTTGATCGAAGTGGCACCGTTGAAGGCAAGTCTTAAGACCTACGCAGGCCGAATGCACTGTAACAAGATGCAGGATTTGCCATTCAATCCTAACGACGAGCTTACAGATGAACAAATGAACTTTGTTAAGCATTACTGCATTAACGATTTGGATAACACCATTTTGCTTTACAAAGATCTTGCCCCGCAATTGAAGCTTCGATGCGACATGTCCGAGCAATTCGGGATCGATTTGCGCTCTAGGTCCGATGCCCAGATTGCCGAGCATGTTCTAGCCTCGGAGATAGCCAGAATTAGCGGTCGGTGGCCGAAACGCCCCGCTGTGCTGGCTGGGACAGCCTTCCCCTACCGTAAGCCAGACTGGATGGCCTTCCTCACGCCACAGCTCAACGAAGTGCTAAGGATTGTAATGGAAACGCCGTTCATAGTAGCGGAAAGCGGCTCCATTGAAATGCCTAAAGAGCTGGCCGATTTGAAAGTAAGCATAGGCAACGGTGTTTATCGAATGGGCATCGGCGGTTTGCATAGTAGCGAAGAAAAGACATGCCACAAGGCAGACGAAAACACACTTTTGCTAGATCGTGACGTTGCTTCGTATTACCCTAGCATTATTCTAAACAACAATCTAGCTCCTGCCCACATGGGAGATTTCTTCATAGAAGTGTATCAAGGACTTGTGGACAAGCGACTAGAGGCCAAACATAACGGAAACAAAGTTGTCGCCAATAGTTTGAAGATCGTTATTAATGGCAGCTTTGGCAAGCTTGGAAACCGTTATTCGTGCTTGTATTCTCCAGATTTGCTTTTGCAAGTAACAGTTACCGGACAGCTTGCATTGCTTATGCTAATAGAGGCTCTGGAATCTGTGGGCATTCCCGTTGTTTCGGCAAATACCGATGGCATTATCATCAAATGCCCACAGGATCGCTTTGAGGAATATGAAGCTATTGTTCGATGGTGGGAGCACAACACCAGTTTCGTAACCGAAGAAACCCGTTACAAAGCCGTTTACAGCCGTGACGTAAACAATTACATTGCAATCAAAGAAGACGGTAGCATAAAGACCAAAGGAACTTACAGCGAAAAAGGATCAGCCAACGATTCGGTATTAAGCAAGAATCCTGAAAGGCAGATTTGCAATGAAGCTGCCGTGGCCTTGCTTACTGTGGGCAAGCCCATTATCGAAACTGTCACCGAATGCAAGGATGTTCGTAAGTTCTTGACCGTTCGCAATGTTCGCGGTGGAGCGCATAAAGACGGAAAGTATTTGGGAAAGGTTGTTCGCTTCTACTACAGCACAGAAGAAAAAGGAACGATCAATTATATTTCTACTGGAAACAAAGTTCCTAATAGCGATAGGGCCAAACCCATGATGGACTTGGCCCTAAACGTTCCTGCTGATTTAGACTTTGGGTTTTATATCAAGACCGCTGAAGAAATGCTTTACGATCTTGGGTATTATTCTCCAAAGATCAAATCTTTGTTTTAAGAAGCAATTACACCAAAGCCCTTCCACGTTCCGGGGGTTCCGGCACTTACACAGATCCAGCCTGTGTAACCCCCGGCAGCGGGAAGGACGTTCCAAACACGGTCGCCCTGTCCCCAAGTTCCGGTAGTCGGGGCGGCGGTTCCGGTTTCGTTTTTGGTAGTGTTGAAATACATGTTGGTCCAACGCTGAGTAGCAAATCCAGCCGTCCCGAACACAAGAGTATCGCTCTGCCTGTTGATGTCAGAAGTGCAATAGTTGGGACCAACAACAACACCGGACCCGATAGCGTTCACACTGTAAGAAGGCGAGGTAAGCCAGTTGCCAGTTACGAAAGCAGGCCCAGCACACAAGACAGCAGAACCATAAGTCCCGGTATTGTTGACATAGTTGCCAGAGATAACGCAAGCGGTAGAAGTGTAAATACCACCGGACCCTGCAACCGCAGTGGAACTAACAACACGGTTGTTGGCAATGACCGCCTTAGCGGTATCGCTTCCATACATGGGCCCAGTGATGATTCCTGCGTTAAGGTAGTCGATGATCGTATTGCCTACGATGTTGAAACCAAATGTGGAAGTTGCGTTGGAACTGCAACGAATGCCGAAATCGCAAGCCTTGACTTGGTTGTTTTCAATGTTTACAGAATAAACATTGTCTTCAACTCGAATGCCTTCACAGCCAGTCGTGCCAGGGCCAACAATTCGATTGTGGCTAACCGTGTGCCCGGTTTGAGTGGTTCCACTCCCGGCAGCGTAGCCAACATAAATGCCGCGACTAGAAGTGCCCATATCGTAGACATCGCAATTGGTAATGCGGTTGCCTCGGCTCTGTCCTTCGATACCGATACCGATGTTACTGGCGTAGACATCGTGAACAATACAACTGTCAATAACACCGCTAGTCTGTGCAACTGATCCGGCTTCCCAATAGGTTGAAACAATACCCTGCTGATCGCAACCGTAAACTTCGCAACGCTCCACCAGATACTTATCGACACCATTGAGATTGATGCCGTTACCATTGGTGTCGGTAGAATTATGAGTGTAGCCACCCGTATTCATATTGACCGACAAATCACGGATAGTTACCTTGGAAATAACCGAAGTAGTGGCCGGATAACCGTTGGCAATTCGGATGCCATCAACTCCAGTAGCGATGACTTTGATAGTGGTCGCTCCAATACCATCGCCTTCGATAGTCACGTTGCCCGTGGTGATTGCCCACAGGTTGCCGACTCGATACGTTCCCTTGGGGAGATGGAGCTTACCACCTCCGTTGGCGTTTAGCCAAGTAGCAGCGGTAAGAAAGGCAACGCTATCGTCGGCAACACCATCGCCAATAGCTCCAAAGCCTTTGATGCTAATGCGCTCGTCAAGCCTTTTATCTACAGTAGTGGCTTCTCCACCCGTGATACCTGGAACGTAGCCAACCATGGTTGCACCCGAGCTAGTGGCAAGTTCGGATTCAAGCAAAGTTTCCTGATAAATTACCCAATCTCCAGAAGAAAGATCGGTGGCGAACGTTCCAGATGTGTGGGCCGTTACGCATAGATAGACAACTCCGCCTTGCGTAACCAAATCGTTTTGAACGTAAGCCGTTGCTGTAGCCCACTCTCCCCTAGAGACAACATTTAGATAATGCTCTTGCAATCGAGCCATCAAATGAGGAACCGATTCGACAGTAACACCAAGCCGAGTATCGTAACTTTCCGAGTCGTTTAGAAAGTCATCAAATCGGACCTCGTTTTCTCCGAATCTAACGACTGCTTCTGCACCAGTCAAAGCCATGTTTATTCCTTTCAGTTAGGATAAAAATCCTTATCGTTTTGGTAATAACGCGAATCGTAATTGACCGCGCTTAGGGAAACAGTCATAACATCATCAGGAGATTTCTCAGTAATCAAAAAAGCCATTGGTGGATTTGTGTCGTTCTCAACAATAGCGAAGGTTGTTTTTGCAAAGCACAGTGGATCGGTAACAATTGAGAAACTAGGAGAAGCATTCAACAAAACCTTATTAGCTTCGCTTGTTTTTGTTATGCCCACAGATTCCACAATTCCATTTGTGTTTTGAAGAAAGATTGTGTAACTCTTTCCATCCTCCAAGTCTACATCCTGGGACAACTCAAGTTCCAAAACATTTTGAGCAACAATTTCGCCTTCAATCTTGTCGCCTCTGGTCCCATCCGTAATAAGCACTCTATCGTTCAACATGCAAATATTACCATCCTGTGTCGATTGAAACTCAATGTCCATAGTCTGATAGTTAAGCTTGTTGTAGGCTCTGTGGGCAGCAATGTAAGCCTGATGGTAGTTTCTTACACCCAACGAATCGATCTTAGTTGCGTTGATTGCGCTTTGATCGGAAGGTATGTAAATCTTTACAGAAGCATCGTAATCGTCGGCATCGACATAAGTATATTCAACGCCATCGTAATCATTAACATTCCCAAAGCTAACCGATCTAGTCTCACTAGAAGGGATCTTGTTTCTGTGATTAAACAAGATTGTAGGAATATTATTTTCCTTTTCAAACAGTAGCTTTATCTTACTTCCACTTCGATACGGTGTGCAAAAGCCAGCCGCGCAAATGCTAAATAGCATCTCTTCAAACGACATGTTGATTGTGTCGAACGTATACGAAAACTCAGCAGCTTCGCTTATTCCGAAATAATCGATAACACTTTGAACGGTAGAGTAGATATTGTCAAAATCCAACTCATCGGCAGAACGATTGCCGTTGTATTTGTCAAGACTAAGGAAGGAAATAATATCATCAATTCGCTTTGTAGCTGTCAATGTGTCAGTGAATGTCGAACCTGAAATACGAGTCGGCAGCATTCGAGTAGCGAGCAAGTTGAGCTTTCGCTCGGATACAGCCAAAGCGTTGGGCGTTGCCTTGGTCAATGCTTGAATCGTGGTTACATTTCCAAACTCAGTCTTTGAAACAGGAATTACACCATACATATCCCGCCATTGAACATCTTGCACAGCGCCGGATGAGGTATTTTTGTTGGTGATTCGTCTAGCTCTAACAGCACAACGGCCTGTAAAGGTAGGCGTAGTTTTCAATGTTCCACCAACGTTGTAATACTTTTTGTTGGTGCTAATCCATTGCAAGGTTACTTCATATGTTTCCTCACTTCCAATTGCAACATCGCTAGAGTTAACTGGCGTAACCCCAATTCTAATCGTTACGGGAAAGGATGACTTGGTAGTTCCATCATCGGTGTAAATACCGTTTGCAGCTACGAAGTTACACCAAATTTCTGCATTGGCCGATTCTTCAATAATGAACGGACCTACCCAGAAAATCGAATCGCTAACAAGCAATGCTGAAAGTTTCTCGCTATTCACACCGGAACCAATTAGGTTAGTCCAGTTGTTATTGACTGACTCAGGATCGGACAAAGTAAGTGTAAACTCGTCCACAGTTGCAATGACGTAAGTTCCTGCAAAGTTATAATATGGCGATGATTGGGTAGCATTGCTTACAACAACATGATCGCCAGCCTTGAAGAAATCGTTGAAATCGACACTAGCATCAGCATCGATTGTAATTTCCTTATTTATCGTAAACATTACATTTGAATCGCCCTGAATGCTCAAAGCATCGGGAGGGGTCAACAACTGTCCATCGACTGACGAATACCGCTTTACGTTTTTGATATTCAAATTGATAGCATCGCCGATTCTAACAGCAGGGTCGTCGCCGGAGTTGGGCGAAGTTCCCGGATCGTAAAACTCAACACTAGAACCTTCGATTTGCGAAGATAGCGTTGTATCTTCCCTAACATCGGCAATATCGTAATAGCCACGGCCTAAGCACATGTAAGAATGTTCTAGCTCTACATTCTTTACAAAGAAGGTGTAGGGCTGTGCAATCAAATCAGGATAAGCTCTGACTTGTCCAAAGATATCAGGGATTCTCCCTAGCGCCCTAGTGTCGTTCGACCTACCAGAAAGACTGTTATTGGAGCTTCTGGAATCGCTAGAACTAGACGAAGCTACGTTAGGAACCAACCAACTAACTATTTTGTTTTCGACTCGCTCTGCCAACTTGTCAGAAAACATCGTAATCATAGCAGAAGGTTCGTATTTTACAAACCTATTACCAAAAGCCTTTTGAATTATGCTATGGCCTGCCGGATAGACTAGAACCAAAAAAGTTCCGTCCATTTTCAATATGTTTTCAATGTCAGTTTTAGTCTCTGGAGTGATGTTGTTTTCTTCAGATACGCAATCGTGATAAAGCTTCGCCGTTTCAGGCCAGCTTGTAAAATGTTCCATGATTGCGTCTAAAACGTTCTCTACTTCAAACGTCAACCAAGAAGAAGGCTCAATTATGTTTTCAGCGATTATTAGTTTTTTTAACACCGTAGAACCTCACTCGATTAAATCCGCTAAGAAGACTGTCCACCGTTTGCCAAGTCACACCGTCTTGATCCAAAGATAGCACACGGCCCTCGATAAGGATGCCCACATGGGAGCCAAGGCCGGGAGCCTGAAACAGGGCTACGCAAGGCTCCACGGGTTCGGCTATGCGCTCTAGGAGGGCTTTGGTGTGTCCATCTAGCCTATTGGTTCCTTCCTCGGCTCTGGGGCCAAGCAAGGCCAAATAAAGATCATCCTTAAATAACTCTTTCCAAACATCGACAACGAAGTTAGCGCAAGTGTAGTTGCGTTTATTGTATGCAATGGAAAAGAGATTGTCAAAGTTCACAATGTGCCCTTCAGCATCGGAAAGCGTTCAAGAGTGTAAATCTCGCCAGTCTTATTCACGTTCAATCTGGGAGCTTCAGCAGTTATCTTGCAACCCGAAGAATCGAAAACAATACTCTTTATATTTAGCGTTATAGGTCCGTTCAAAATAGTAGTCAAAAGATCGCTTCGATAGGAACGATAGATAAACACTGGCCTAGTTTTGAAATTATCCGAGGCTCTAACCCTATCCATTTCTGTGGGCAAAATGTCGCCAAGATCGCCTATCTTAACAACGAACATTTGGTCGAGGTCATCTGTATCTTGCGACTTGGAAACCGATACTGGGTAGTATTCAAATTCAGCACTAACACCAGTTTCTAACGTTGCTGTAATTCCTTCTGTATTGTTCCTAACAACTCGATATGTCTTTGAAAAGTTAGGATGGGAAATTTCAATCGTTTCCAATTCAACGACAGCGGATTTACCATTTAGAAAAAATTCTGAATAATTGCTCATGTTAGAAATCCGCCGGAATATCGATGTTTATAAGCTTGTCAATTGTATCGACTTCGGTTGTCCAATTGGCACCAAAGTATGAATAAATGTAAGCAAGATCCTTGTTAGCTTGCGATTGCGCGATGGGTTTAACCTCTAACGTAGCACCTACCGTGAAGGACAAACCCGATTGAGCAGTTAGGCCAAAGGAACCTGGAACAATGTGACATTCGTGTTCCGTAAGTTCAAAAGGATCGTCAACGTAAAGGTCTAACAGAAAAGCATCTGCGCCGCTATTAATCATATCTTTGTAGAAGATACGGAAGTAGTTGAAACCTTCTCTATCCAATGTCCATTTGGCCGTAATGCTTGTAGTTGAATTTAGAACATCCTTTCGATATCTAGCAGAACCGCCATCTAGCGAAGTGCTAAGAACCTCAGTTCCGTCAACAGCGGCATAAGACGTTTGATCGGGGGGCAAAATAAGTTTGAACATTAGCGCCTCACCGATACGAAAGTGTTTTTACGCAAAGACTTGTTTGCTACTGAATTCGGATTCGCAAACTGAGAAGCCATCATGGTAGGAACCGATTTACTAACAGTTGAGGAAGCTTCGTCTCTGGCAATGATACGAATGGTGTTTTCGTCAATTTGTTGAGTCTCAAAACCCTTGCTAGTTCCGTAGTTTTCGATCTTAACACTCATGCCGCTGGAAGTGTTGCCCACAGACTTTCCGGCGTTGATCGCCTCCAGGGTAGATCGGTTGCGAGCCGTGGCAGCGGCGTTGACAACGAACTCCTGTCCATGCACAACCCCAGCAGCGGCTCCTATGGCCCCGTCTCCGGTGTAGCCACCCGTAGCGTAGCTTGTGGGCAACTGAGTAGCTCGGATCTTAGCTACGTTTACAGCAGCAACTCCGGCAGCGGCGGCCATCAAAGGAATGCTCCAAGGGTAAGGCGTCGTGCTGGCAACTTTCATAACAGAAGCGATGCCGTCAATGATAGCTTGAGCCAAAGCAGCGGCTTTTCCAATAGCGAACATTTCCCTATTGGTGCTTTCCATCAGTCCAGTAAACTGACCCAAATAAGATGATGCCATGTTTAACTTAACTTGCCAATACATCAATTCGGCTCTCAATCTAAGTTGAGCAGCTTCTTTATCCTTTGTTATACTGTCCTTGGTCATTGCAACAACCTGCCCAAGGAACACCTTGTAGGCGTTCAATTGATTATCGAATTCGGTTTGCGTTCCTTCAAACATTGAAGCAAACAAAGACATTTTGCCAGAAGCCAAATCGGAACCTTGCAGCCCCTTCAAAGCTTCCAACTTGGCCTTAAACTCGTCCAATTGTGTAGTGGGTAGACTGGCGTTTACAGTAGTCTTAGCTGCATTGATTTGCTGCTTCTTTAAAAGCTCGGCGTTGGTTGCTTTTAAAGTATTCAACTCGGACAAATAAGCAGGATCGTTCAAAAGATCAATGCCTTTTTTCCTCAGTGTATTTGCCTGTTGCTGCAAAGTAGAATACAGCGTTTGCGCGTCTCCTACTTTTTCAGTAATGCTCAACTGGTCTTTCAAAGAATCCGTCATTTCCTTCATAGGATTCAAAGCTTCGGCTAAAGTGTCCTTGGCTGTCAACAGTTTGGCGTTGTGTTCCTTTTCTGTAATGATTCCTTTCGACAGAAGAATGTCGTTTGCTTTGATAGTGTTATTGTAGTTTTCAAGAGCCTTCTTAGACGAACTGTTATAGATGCTGTCCATTTCGGCTTGAACTTTTTTCAAAGTCTCATTGGTGTTGATTAGCTTTTCTAGTTCGGCTCTTTCTTCAGGCTTTAGCTTATTCAGTTCCTTATTCTTGCCAAGCTTCTTAGCAGCAAGTTGAATTTCAATTTCGCTTAGTTTGTTGTAAGCGGTTCTTTCGGGCTCCAACATTTGAAGGGCCTTTTGTTCCTTCTCAAGTTCGGACTTGTTTCTTTGAATCCAAGTGGCTCGATTCTCAAGTGCTTTCTGTGCATTAACGTCAACGGGTGCTTTGGTCTTAGCAGGAGCAGAAGCACCCCTCAGCAAAGTGGCCTGCTGATCTTCCATTTGCTTTTTCAAAAGATTGTGTTGTTGCTGTGCCTTCAACGTAGATTCGGTAAAGGAATCCATGTTGGTTGTAGTTATTTTCAAAGAATCGGAAAACTTAGAGGCTGCATCGGTTCTATCATTGTTAAACAGATAGTCAAGCGAACTTTTGACAATGCGGTTCTTATTTTCAAAAATATCTGCAACGGCTGAAAATGCAAAACCTATTCCAGTGATACCCTTTTCAAGATACCCTAGAATGGTTTTATAAGAAATGATATCGGTAGAAGAAGTGCTTAGAGCAAGGCTCAAACTAATGACAGATTTGGCAAGATTTCCAAATCCGCTACTGACATCAAATATCTCAACTTTGTAATCGGCAATAGCAGTAGCAAAAGTGCTTATCGCAGATGCCGAACCTGAAAATATCCCAGAGCCCTTCTCAATTTCACCAAACATTGCAATCAGATTGTTTTTAAGAACTGTTACAGATTGCCCCAATGTCGGAACTGTTTTTCCAAATTTCGCATCTATATCTTCAGCGGCCTGTGCAAACGCTTCCCTCATTACTTGCGCGGTAATCTTACCCTGTGGGGATAACTTTAACAATTCGCCCCTAGTTACCTTCATTTGCTTTGCAATAGCATCGGCAACGGAAGGCATCAATTCCATTACGGTTCTAAATTCATCACCGTCCAACTTTCCTTTATTGAATGCCTGTGAAAGCTGCAACAACCCGGCAGCTTGTTCGCCAGCCGTTGCACCGCTAACAACCATTGCTTCGTTGATAGTTTGTGTAAGTCTTAAAGTTTCTTTCTGACTTGCGCCAAGAGGTTGTAAAGCTCTATCGAATCTTGCAAAAGCGGTTGCGGTTTCTTCGACAGGCGTTCTAGTTTTGTTAGCTACATCAAAAACACCTTGCATTACGGCTTCGGCTTGCGCTGATGTTTCGCTAACAACCGCTAACTTATTTTTCATAGATGTGTAAGCATCGCCTAGTTCCGTAATCTGCTGAATGCCTACATACACACCAGCCGCAGCAAGCGCCCCTTTTAAAGAACCTGCCAACTGCGAGAATCCGTTAGACGTTTTGCCCACAGAAGCCGTAGCGCGATTGGAAGCCTCTTCTTGCTTCTTTTGTGCCGCTGCAAGTTTAATGTGTGCCATGGCCGCTTGATCGGCAGTCTTAGCAAGTCTAGCTTGTTCGGTTGCCGTTTTAGCTTGCGCCAAGGCCAACTTTTCACTAGCTAAAGCAGTTTTCGATTCCGAGGCATTCAAACGATCAATGGCTGTAGCGGCTTTCGTGCTGTCGGTAGCAAACGATTTAAGCTTCTGTCCAATGGAATCAGGAATCTTGTCTTGAATTTCAATAACAATTGGATCTGCCATTAGAACCTCAGCTTAATCTTAAAACTTTTTACTTTTCTGCGTCCAATTAACAACGATTGCTGTAGGAAACCGCTAGGCGCTTGTTTGCTAGTTCCACGATCAAGATCACCGATGTAAGAAACGTTGTTTGATATGAAGATCGATTGACCGAACCGCTTTGAGGCTAGAACGCTCCTGCCTTCTTGAATCGTAACGCCCATGCTTGCCCCTCTGCTACTTCCCTTTGTGCCAGGGCTGTAAGCCTCTATCTCATCCAGCATAGGGGCTTCTAGGGTCACCTGCCAGTTAGAAAGGGCCTTTGATGTATCTACGGGTGTTCCGGTCACTAGAGCGAAGTGGATGTCTTGGGCAACCTCAACAGAACAACGGCTAACCTCACTTTCAAGGTTAGCCGTAAGCGTTTCGAGCTTGCTTGCTAATGTGTGTAGATCACCCATTAGGTTCCTTTCTTTTTACCAACGTGCTTTAAGTAAGCGGCATTCAGTTCTCTTATAAAATAGATTGCTAAATCGGTCTGGTCACTTGAAAAGCAATGATAACTTGCGTAAGAAACAATCGCTGTCCAAGGAATGAAACCTGAAGAGTTTGCATCGTTCAATAGATCAAAGAATGCGTCGATGTAAAGAGAAAGGCCAGCCAATAATTGGGGTTTGTTTTTAATTCTATCGGGTATTGGCTGATTGAATCGTCTCGCTTGCTTTACGATATTTTGCTCTATTCCCGACATTTCCAAATCATAGAGCAAAACGTCTATTAGTTTTTTGAGTCGGTCTTCATCTTGATGGAAAGGAAGTTTTCCATAACCATCGACTTGGCGTTAAGGGTTTCATAAAGATCAGGAAGATCGGTCATGAGCTTCACAGCGTTGTCGAAAGTGAAAGCAATCTCAACATCGTCTTCGTCTCGAACATTCTGCCAATCCAAAAGAATAGCAGAGCAAAACACTTCGATATTGAGCTTTTCGGCAACATCGGTTTCGATCGTCTTGTCGGAAATCTCATCCTTGTAAGGACGGGTCTTAGCCTCAAAGGTCTTTGCCCACTTGGTATTGCTACGGCACTGGCGACCGATCTTAAACGTAGGAATGGACCCATCTTCATTAGCGGCAAACTTAATAAGAATGCCCTCTTCCTCAGCAGTCTTGCTAGTCTTGAACTGATTAAAGATGCTCATTGTTTAGCTCCAATAAAAAGGGCCGGAGATTGTCCCCGGCCCTGTGCCTCGTGGCCTGTCTGAATTATAGCGGCATTGCAATCGTTGGCAAGTAGCTAAAAAAGTTAGCAAGAAGGGTATAGCCCTTGGTGTTCTTAGCAGCGTTCATATCAATAGGCAACGTGATAGGGGAATCCTTTTCAACAGCCAATCGACCACCACCAAGCGACATCAAAGGAATGTCGAAAATGAAACCGCTATTGTTGTTGGCGAAGATGGCATTAAAACCAACATCACTATTGTTCCTAACAGCAGCAACAGCGGTAACGTTGGAGAAGTAAGCCGTAAGGCTACCCGTAACAGCGAAATCACCAACAGAGGCATCAAACGCGCCAAGCACACCGATGGCCTTGTTAGGACTTACACCATTGTTAATGCTAATCGAACAATCGGTGACGTAAGCAAACAAGGCAGCGGGGTTAATACTGCCCACAGGATTGATGCTCATCTTGAGGCGGTAAACATCCTTGGAAGTATTGAAAGCATTTTCAACCAAGGCAGCAACACGAGTCCCGGCCTTAACGCCCACCGTTCCGGTTCGAGTTTCGTAGTCAACAGCAACGAACTTAAGATCGGCGGTAAGCTTATCAGTCTCAGGAACGTTCAAAACAAATTCGTTAGGAATCGCGCCGGTGATGTATTCCGACTGGATGCCAGAACCATCGTTACCAAGCTGTCTCTCAATCTGATAGGAACGACGAACGATCAAAGAAGGACTGTCCTCGTTCTTTACAACCTTGCCAAAGAAAATCTGAATAGTCTTGCCGGTCCCGGTATCGGCGACAGGCGTAAAGGTAGTTTCCTCAAGATCGACATAGGTGGCAGCAACGGTCTTGACACGAGCATACCCAGGAGTCGAGTTAGCAAACTTGCTTGCAGCGGTATCGCCGCCAATGAAGATCCACTCGCCAGGGATCAAGCCAAGATCGCTCATGGTGTAAGCAAGGCTGGTAAGGCGAACGTAATCAGTGCCCACGGTCAAGGCAAGATCGCCGGAAGCGAACTGCTTACCAACACGCTCGATTCGAGCGGTAGCAGGCGGGGCAGGTTCATCGACCTTCGTAGCCGTTCCGACAACAGTAGCAGCGGTGGACGAAGCAACTACATCAAGGCCGTTGTTGGCACTGTTGGTAAAGCCGGAGAACATAACGAGATCGTTAGCGCCAAAGACACCCAAGCCAGAGGCGGCGGCGTAGGTCTTGGTGGAAGCAACAACGCTAGTGATAGCGATTGCAGTTCCGTTGAGGGGAATGCTGTCGGCCTTCTCGCGAGCCGTAGCAAAAAAGAAACCCTGCATCAAACGCTTGATGTTGTTGCTAGTCACATCAGTAGTGTAGCCGCCAGAAGCGTCAAGATCGGTGATAACACCTTTCATTACCTGCCGGGAAGCATTGATGGGATTACGAGCAACGTTGGTAATCTCTCCACCGAAATCAGAAAAGCTATTCGGTTCAAGAGCATACCAAACGGGAGTGCCTGGAAGAGTCTTCAGTGAAGATTCTTCAGCGTAAGACGCTCCCACGATATTAGAGTCAATCTTGTTTGCCATTTATATTCCTCCTTTAGGAAATTTCGTCAAACTCGAATTCAGCAACTACATTGTATCGCAAGCAACCGCTTTCCGATGCAAGTTCTTTTACACAAGAGTTGTAAAAGTTTACATTCAATGTTCGTTCTCTAAAAATATTTTGAACTGCGTTGGAAAGTTTGTTGATTAAAACAAAACTATCGTTTCTCTTCGGGGCGAACAATTGAACATAGACTAGCCCCGAATTAGTGTAACGCCTAGAACCGGAAGTGACCACGTTTTCACTAAAAGTTCCTTGCTCACTCAAGACTGACTGAAAGCTGATCCTAGCCCACCAGTCTTCCCCAGTTGGCAGGAACCCGCTGTCTACGCCCGGATACTCGACATGAGGCACATCGACCAAGCCAAGAGCCGCTGGAGCATCCGTAGCCCATCGTCCCAAAAACAAAGTTAACATTTCGTTAAGTGCTGTGTATCTATCTGTGGGCATTATTCAAACTCCAAAACATGCAGAATCGAAGTTCCATCAGGGGCTAGAGTATCGACAGCACCGATGACTAGTTCTTTACCGTCTCTAACAACAATATCGCTCTTAGCAGGTTCAAAACCGTTGTAGGCCATGTAACCTCGAACCTGCGTTTTGGAAGTTTCAGTTCCTTTCAAGTAGGTTAGCAGTTCTTTTCCGAACTGAGTTTCACCAGTAGCGGAAGGAGCAAGAAACAGAATCTTCAAACTAATATCGGGGCCTTTTGATGTAGCGCCTTCCCAAGGGTTGCCCACAGAAACAGCCGTTGTTTGATTGTATGTTACGGTCTGCCCGAATTTAGCAATTGCCTTTTGAACGGTTTTGACATGAACTGAGAATCGGCTAGTCATTACACCCTCACCGTTGTAAGCGTAAATCCGCTATTGTTCTTAAACAACGGCTCAAGCAAAGCATCCACGGCAGTCATAACAGGAGTTGTAATGGTTCCGGTAGCAACTGCGTATTCGGTTTCGATCGGCCCAATCACCTCCTTCTTAACAGCAGGTTCGCTTTGTGTGGGCATAATATCAATACTGTTTGCTTGTTCACAAACCAACTGACATTGAGCCTTTACTAGTTCGTTAGGAATGACAGTTTCGAGAATCTCAAAACCATCAATCCAAACATTCTGTCTAGGAAACTGCAAGCATTGAGTGCTTACGACTTTGTTACCCTGAAATCGATTACGTAAGCCTTCTAGGTAATCAATTGCCTTAATCACCTGTTGTTCAATAACCGTGTCGGTTCCAAGCGCAATGCCTCTTGCCGTTGCGTAGGCTTTGATAGTAGCAAGATCCGCGTAGCAGTTTGCATTAGCAACAATGGAACCGTCTTCAACAACCAATGTCATACTCGTTCCTCCCAAACCAAATTGTAAACACCAACTACAGCCCCAGTTGCGGTAAAACGAATGTAGTAGGTTCCAGCCGGATAGGTTCTTACATCAGACGAATCCTTGCCAACATTGGCAGCGAAGTTGGAGTTTCCAGAAGTCTTCATCCTGGAAACTTGCAGCAACGTGCCTCCCGTATGTGTTCCACCGCTAGATACAGCCATTTGGCTTTCGTATAGAGGCGTGGGCCGTTCCGTTCCCATGTTCTTAGGGAAGACCGTTTTAGCGGTAAACGTTCCACCTTCGGTTCCGGTAGTCAAGGTTTCCATTTTCATTTCGCCCGAAACGATCGAAACGTTTTCGTTATGAACTGCGAAGTTAACAGCAGAAACAAACTTGATTACCTTGACACCTCCATCGGCCAAACTAAAATCGTCAAATATGCGGAACTCTTTGCCTTCGGCATACCCAACGTGAATCGTTTCGGCAAACAAAGCACCTTTTTTAGTGCATCTAACAGTTTGCCAAATCTTGTTTATCCAATCGAAAGCGTTCATAGATCACCTTCAAGAATTAGACTTCCACTTAGTTTTGCCCACAGGGGTAGGGGCCTCTTTTTGCCACTCTGGAAGATGAGCGTAGCTAGAAGGGATTAGGCCCTTGACGTAATCGCAGCTTTCGATGGCCAGAGATTCGCTATCGATAAACTTAGCATTTCTATAGCAGACCTTGGCCCCTTCCACCTCAATCCTTTCTTCATCGGAAGGAACCGAATCAGCGATAAAAATAATAATCTTTCGCATGTTATTCTCCAAGCAAACCTAGAACTTCTTCAACGGTCATTACAGGAACCCCGGAAGTATTGATCTTGTCCATGATTAGATTGAAATCCGAAGTCTTACATTGCGTAGTTGCCGTTTCGGTTTCGTCGGTGATGTTATGAAAAACAAGAATCAGCCAATTCTTGTAGGTCTTAGTCTTGTCAATAAGACCAGTCGTGTCGGTATAAATCGAAGAAGGCAGGACGCCTCCAGTGAAATTGGAAATAGACGACACAGCACGAAGACCAAATCTATCTCCAAAAGGAAGCGTTTCCTTAGTTCGGCTAATGATCGTTCTGCCGTAAGTAAAGAACGTTTTGCACCTATCGACAACACGCCTATTCCTAGCACCGTGCGGATAGGCAATTCCTCTGCTGAACTTCTTGGCGTTTAGATACTTGATTGAGTTTTTGAAATCCGCATGGGCGGTAGGATTGTCAGTCACAGTAAAATCGGTTCCGTGATTGGCAGCTAGGTAAGCATGAGCGGACATCTCCCATCCATACGAAGCCAGTTCATCCATTTGCGCCTGCGTCATTCTGTTGGTTGCTCCGACATATTCAATAACATTGTAAGAAACACCTTTCAAACCAAGGGCCTTCATCTTTGCAAAAGCCTTGGTGTATACGCTTTCATAGTTGTCATCAAACGTGATAGAGATAACACCCTTGGGGAACTTCGATACCGGAATATCGATCAATTCCAAAGATTGCCATTTGCAGGAACAAATTGCAGCGGTGTTGTTATCATAGATTGCAAAACTGTAATCTGTGATATTGGCAGCATTGGGCGAACCGATTGAAGAAGCATCGGCCAAGTTAAGCGTAACGGTTGTCCATTCTCCAGAAATGACGGGAAGAATATTAGCAGTGCCGCTAGTCTGGATGCTCCACTTAAAACAATTGGCAAGGCTTGTGTCACCTGCGAACATCGCAATTTCGCTAATGTTCTTAATGTTGTCAACCTTGAAAGTGATTCTGATAATCTTGTTACTAATGTCAACAGCCGTATTTGCGAACTTACGGCACGAAGCTTGAACACCGGCACCCTTAGTTTCCCAGTAAGCGCATTGAGTTCCAGTAACAAAATCATCGGTGTAGTTGGCGTTTCCGTTTTGCGCTCCAGTTCCGAAGGTAAAACCGTGACTCGCCTGGAAAGTAGTCACTACGGTAGATTCGTCTTTGCAGATCCTATAATTAGGCGACGCGGAATCTTCCGGCGTAACCTTGAAAAGCTTAGAATGCTTGTAGGCAGAAGGGGCCTTCAAGCCTGCAACGGAATCGCAATTTTCCGTAGAGTGATTAACGGAACTATTTCTAACAGCGACTTCGTAACGATTGCTATTAAGTTCCTCAATTTCCAAAAGTTCGGATTCGGTAGGAACAATACCTTCTGTAAAGAAAATTACTTTTTTCATTTGCGTCCTTTTTAAAAATGGGCGAATCAGAAGCTTTTGCTAAAGATTCGCCCATTCTAGTTTATGGAAATTGCTTAGTTGCTCTTAATCAGAACCCCGGCAATATCCTTGATGGAGGTAACGTTCTTATCCCAGTTGGTGGCGGTAGCGATGGCAGCATCGTTGGGAGACTTGCCGCCGTTGGTCTTATCCCAGGCAAAACCCTTAATACCCAGGTTGTAGGACCACTCAGCCTGATAGGTGCGAAGGATATTTTCATCACCATTCTTGGTTTCATAGTTATCGGTGAAATCGTTGTTCTGCTCGACTTCAATAGCACCGTTAACAAGGCCAAGGGTGTAAGCGATGTTGGGAGTCCCGGAAGTGAAGAGGGTGGGAATGTCGCTTACAACGAACACACGGCCAAAGGGATCGCCCATGACGTTGATGGTGCCGTAAGTAAACAGCGAACTGGCGTTAGCAATCGCGTTGCCGTAGAAAAGGTGGGCGCTGTAAGAGTGCATAATCCAAGCGACGATCTCAGAAGATCGATCGCCGAACTTGGCAGCGGCACTATTCATCATGGCAGCGGTAAGGGTATCCACCGTATCGCCAGTGCCGTCATACTGAATGCTAGCGGCCTGTCCGCTCAGGGCAGCGTAGCCAGCCATGACAGATGTGTTGAGCATGTCCTGAAGCATGTCCTTAGCTAACTGCTGTCCAAGGGCAGCACCCGCAACTTCGGGATTCATCTGAATCCACTTGAACTGACCGGGATCGAGATTGACAGGAGGGGTGCCAGCGGCAATCTTGACCATGTTATCGACAAGCTGGGTAAGGGTCTTAGCAGTAACAGCACCAGAGCCGTAAGAGTTACGCCGACGAACAAGGCCGCTGATCTTGGCGAAAAACGCTCGCTCGGCGTAATCACCCTGCATAGCACCAGCGGAAAGCTGAATAGTGCCACGGGAAGCAGCATTGAACAAATCAATCTGCTGGGTAGCAACTTCGGTCATGCTATCGTAGACCGACTTGGAAAAAACGGAAAGATCGGAAAGAGCCATTGTTTGTTACTCCTGGGTTTCGTGTTTGGTTTTAATATGAGCCGCAAGCTCGGCAGGTTTGAGCTTAGACAGATCGACGGGTTTGCTTTCACCAGGACTAGCCACAGACTGCCCCGGCTTGACTCCGGCACCACCGGAAGCCTTGCTACCAACTAGAATACTGCTGTATTCCTTATCAGCAAGAATTTCTTTTTCAAAATCATCAAGACTCATAGCAGAAGGTTTGCCCTCCCTATCGAGAATGCGAATGGCAGGTTTGTCGCCATCGAGTTCGACGTTAAACCGCTCTTCAATGGACTTCTTAAACAAACGTTGAGCATCGGGCTTTACAATCTTAGAAGCAATAGACGCGATAGTAGCATCACGCAACGAAGAAGAAAGCATTGACTTCAAGCTATCGCGTTCGCCACTCAATTCCTTTTCACGATTGGCAAGCTTTTCACTCCAAGACTTTTCGATAGCTTCGATATCGTTGTTCTTTTTCTTTCCATCATAATCCATCGTGTTGAGACGGTCTTCGAGTTCCTTCATCTTAGTCTTAGTTTCCTTGTGAGCATTGCTCTCATGCTCTTTGGCCTTCTTCAAAGCTTCGACAGCTTCGTCATCGCCATCGATGATAGCAATATAAGAACCGCCCTTTTCTTCGTATTCGCTTTTCAGAATGTCAGGAAGCTTTTCAAATTCTTCCTTACTAATTTTGCGCTTAATTGCCATAGATCACCGATCCTTTAAAACTAGGCACAGCCTAGCGGGTTACAATGCTTGAAAGTTTAGACTTGAATTGTGAAATTGACAAGGGCGTAACTTGATTGAACTTCGGGAAATCTGCTTCGGATAAATTGCTGGATGCCCACAGGTTGAACTTTTTGCCAAGCACATGCTTTTGAATGTCCTGCGGTTGCTTCGTTAGCCACGATTGAAAGCTCTCATCTTCGGTTTCACTAGCAGCTATTTGAGCAGATATCGAACTTCTGCATCTAGTGTGGGCAGGCGGTAACGGACCCTTTCCAAAGGCGTATATTCGATTGTTACGATACAAACAAATATCGCTTGTTCTGGAATCCATTACAGAAATCCAACGATACTTTGCAAACACCGTCGCTAGAACACCGGCAGTTACGATGCTATCAATATGCTGGAAACTCGTGTCAGAAATGGCTTCGGCGTTGTTGTTTGTTTTTAAAAAGATCCCGTCTTTGTAATTGTTTTCTGATGTTCCGATAATGCTATCTGCAATGTCGGAAGCACTATCGTTATTTGCAATACCGCTTTTGACGGCTTGCTCTGCTCTTGCCGCTGCAAGCATTGGCAAAGATGCAATGTAAGCTTCTAGTGTCGTTCCAACGGCTGGAACCGTTTGTTGCATAGCATAATCGAACAACTTGTCCGCTTTGCTACCAAATATCCAAGCGTAAGGAATGTCTCTACTTTCATCTTCCTTTAAAGCTATTTTGTTTTCCTTTAAAATAGCAGTCGCTTCGTCTTCCGTTTCAAACTCATCTTCTGAAAATGAATTTGCAACCGCTATTTTAGTAACGCTAAGATCAGCTTTGTTCAACTCTTCCAGGTCTTTTAAAAGCTGATTGGCCCAAATGTCATAGAAATTCATTACAGCCTTTCTAACTGCTGTAACTAACTTTCCCAATTCTCGCTTGGTCATATCGTCCAATTTGACACCGGCGAACAATACCTTTATTTCCTTTACAATTTTAGGAAGTTCTTTTCTAAACTCCTGGCTTCGATAGTTTTTTACACTCTCAAAGTAAAGTTGCTTTCTTAGAAGAAAGTCGTAAAGTTTATACATTTGTGTTGTCGCTAGTATTGGTGTTTGTGTTGGCAGCATCCAAAGCGGCGGAAGCTTCCATATCAGCATCAATTTCGCTCTTAGCAGCTTCGTCATCGCCAATCGGGATCTTGCCATTCTTTAGAATAACGCGAGCTTCGCTAAAGCTAATAAGACCTCGCATCCATTCGTTAACGATTTGAGCACGTTCTGTCACGCTAATCTTGCTAATTTCAAAGTCGGTATTTAGAGCAAAGACAACTTCCGGTTCGGCATCGGTTACGAAACTAGAAGCATGACCAAATGCTCTGGTAAAAGCTTCCGAAACGTTATTCGCAATGTTGGACAAAACGCTTGTTTCGCCAGCAGTATTAGCCGCTGATTCGGTTGCGGTTCTAGTGCTACTGTTAGGCGATACTAGCTTCGCTCCTAGCATGACCATTAGCTCTTCCTTGTGCTTCATGGCCTCGAAGGGCATGGTGTTGGGGTTAGCCTGGAGCAACCCGGCAGAAGCCCCCTCAGGCAAAGCCACAGCCGCCCGTGAGCCAAGCTGGATGCTTCCCTTGAGGACATCTCTCACCCACTCTTCAGTCAATCCGGCGAAGTAGGGCGTGGGTTGACCAGTGATAAAGCAAGAGTCTTCGTAATCGGCAGAGTTGCGATAATGAGCGATGTTGGCAACTGAAATGTCGTAAAGCGGTGGAACGTCTGGCAATGCATCGTTGTTGTCAGATCCACAAAATTCAAAAGGAATTCTATCAAAATAAGATCCATCAAACTTAGTAGGAACAATGCTCTTACTAGGAACTTCAAACGAAACATCGTCCCCGCTATAAATGTCCTGAACATACACACCATTAACAAGCTTCAAAACACGGTAAAAATCACGTTCCAAAAATTCAAATCCGTCGTCAAGATAGATTTCTTTTTCCCTAAGAACAATGACAGTAAAGAGCTTTTCGGTTCCTACTGCAACGGTTCTCCAGTTTATAATATCCTTGCTATCATACATTTTAATAACAGGGTGCATTGTAGTTTCTTCGCCATCGCTAGGAAAATCCACAAGCAATCCGATTCTGGAAGTTTTCAAAACACTACCGACAGAATCCTTTGCATGTTGAATTAGACTCTTTCCCTCGCCATCGCAATTATCAATCATGCCTCGCAAGCTATCGGGAATATCAATTTCGGCAGGCTTTGCGAAAATCATACCGACTAGAGCGTTGTAGGTATTCTTAGTAGCATTAAAGAACATTGCCCTATTCAAATAGCCTTCGTATCTGGCTTTGTTTTCGGGAGAAGTGTCGGAAGCGTTGGGCTTTGGAAGATATTTAACCTTCCTTTTCTTAACCTGAAAATCACCTTCACAGCAATCTTCAACCGTTTCGTAAACGTCTTTGAGTCTACGAAGTTCCAATCTAGTAAAAGCTACATTTGGCATTTTAACCTCACGACATGAAACTAACGTTGATTTCCTTAGCAGTTCTATTGTTGCCCTTGGTAACTCGATATCGAATCATATCATAGGCGTGATCTTCGGCAGTTGTATCAACATCGTCCAAGTCGGAAGTGTCTCTTGGAAGAATCGGCAATAGAGCCAACGTAGCTCTGCAATTATCCATAAAATACAACCCCGGAGATTCAAGGTCAACAGCGTCTTTCAATCTGTCACGAATAAGCTGCAAACCAATTTTTCTACTACCAGGACTCTTATCTGATTCCAGCCACCTGATACCAGTTTTTGCCATCTTCGTAGAAATAGATTCAACGTCGGCTTCTCTTATTTGACCAATTTGGTTATCAGCAGGACCGGAATAAGGTTGCGTTTGAATCCAGCCATCGCGCAACATTTCGATTTCTCTTTTCTTGATGCCCACAGCAATGTCACCCGCCGACATCTTTAGGCCCTTGTTCGTTCCAATTTGCTTTGTTCCATACCATTCTGCAATTTGGATTAGGCTACCTCGAACCGGACAGAAAACCTCACCTGTGGGCAAAATGGCTTCTTCGCCCGAAGCTTCGGCCCACCATCCTACGCTAAACGGATGACTGGAGCCCCAATCGAAAGAACGATCAATGCGCCAGCTTGCAGGGACTCGAAAACGTTGCTTGACGTGAACCTTCTTATTCCAAACGTCATCCAAAGCACCACCAGCAACAATATCCCAGTTTCCTTTAAGCCATGCTTCGCGCATGTTTTCATCGGTGATATTATTGAGCGATGCGACATACAAAGGATCTAAATAGATGTTTTCTTTGTAAGAACCGAAGATGCAAACTCTTCGTCTAGTTACAACTTCTTCTTTTTGCGTCTTAGGATTGAATACCTCGATATCTTTTCGTTGCACCTTGCCGTAAGGAACTGGGTCAATCCACTCTCTTTTTACCCAAGCGTGACCCGGCCCATAGGGGTTGCAGGTTGAGAAAATAACAAGCGGAATCGATGGAAGTTCTGGATTGTCCTTCTCAGGTGTAAACGAAGATCGATTACAAGAAAGCATCATGTCGTAAAGTTCCGATGTAGGAAACTTAGTCATTTCGTTCCAACCAATAAACGGAAATTCTTGACCGTGAAAGTTCCAATAATCGTCTAACTTTTTAATAGATCGAAACATCAATTCTTCGCCAGTTGCCCAAACCCACTTATATTCGCCCTTAGAACTAAGGAACCTTGCTCCATCGCCAAACGCGCTAAACCAACGTTTTGATTTTGCAACCAAATCGTCAAGGTTCTTATATTCTCTATCGAAAATTACGCCACGCCAAAATCTGCCGTAGCCTACACCTACATAACGTCTAAAAAACATCAACTGAGTATCGGTCTTACCTGGACCCCGATTTCCTGTATAAAGAATTTCCTCAGATCTAGCATCTAAGGCAAGCTCTTGGCTACTATTGGGAATCGGTTTCCAGATAACTTCAGTTTGCATTGATTAGCTTTCGTTGCTGATCTTCAGCCTTCGTTTCCCAATTTTCGTCTTCGCCATGATCTTTTACAACCATCACACGATTAACAACCTCATTCTTATTAATGTTTTTGGTCATTGTCTTTTCAGGCATGTATTCGGCCATTTCGGCATACAAACGAAGTGAGGCAACTTGCTCTTTTGGATTAACACCATCGTCATTCGCAATACGCCAAGCTCGCTGCATAGTCTCAATCTTACTAGCAATCAAACTTTCAGGTGGGGTTTCGGCCGCCAAACGTTCCATTTCAGCGACAACAATAGGATCGTTTTTCCATTCAACAGCCGCCATACAAGCGTGGCCAACATCACCTGGAAAAAGCTTCTGCCCACAGGCGAACGGGTTGCCCGGATCAAGAAAAAGCAGCTTTGCGAAGTTTATTTTTAACTCTGAAAATTCCATAGCATCTCATCCCCCTAAAGCAATATGATATTACCGCCTCAGAAACGCAACCTAAAATACAGACCGACACCCAAGCCAGTGCCAAAACCCAAACCAAATGCCTTGACGTTCGATTTCCAAGTATCGCTTTTCATAGCTGCAATTTGAGTATCTTTGGATAGCGAATAAGCTTTGAACTTTTCCTCAGATAGATTCAAAGCAATGTCTTTTTCTTTTATTGATTTACGCAAAAGATCGTTTTCGGATGTCAATAGATTCTTATCAGATTCAAGACCGGTGATGTATTCCGTTTGCTTTTCGATCAAGGCGTCTCTGGAATCGTCTTGGAGCACCTGGGGCTTTGTCTGGGTAGCCACAAGAGCCCTGAGACGATCCATCTCCACCTTCTGCCTAGCTCTGTCCCAAGACAGGCTTAAACGCTGAGATTCGATCTCATTTGCCAGGGCCAAAGACTTGTTTGAGGCTTCGTTAGCCGCGTTCTTTTCAATCTCAAGAGTCTTTACCTTTTCGATCAAAGTGTTATCAACTTTTACATCTTTGGGTTTGCCCAAATAGTAGCCAAGACCAATCAAACAAAAGATGGCCGCAACAACGGCGGCCATCTTTGCAACTCGAATGTAATTGCTAACAATTAACATTTCCGCCAAACTCCTTATACTTTGCAATCAAAACTTCTTCTTTGTTTTCGCGCTGTCCGTATCCAGCACCAGGAAGCGAGGCCCAGATATTAGCGCAACGCTTGATGGCGGTCTTGATGTCTCCAGCTTCGAGAGGCTTAGTGGCGCAACGTTCCTTCAGAATGTTGACAGCATAGGCGTCTTGCGACTCAGGGCTGAAGTCTGGAAGATTCAATTGTTTTCGATAGGTATTCCAGTATCGTTCCAAAATCTGATATCTTCCGGCAGCGGTTGAAGTCAATTTTGAATTGAGCCTTACTAAAACACCAGGATGCTTCTCGTATGAATCGAAAAGCTTTCCGCCGACAATGACATTGTATCCTTCGTCGTTGCCGTATCGATTCGTTCCTTCGGAAAAAGAAAGCATGTCCAAAAAAGCAGAAACGTTAGGATGCAGGTTCTTGGTTCGCGTCATTCTTTACCCTTTCCTGATTAACAAGGTTTTCCATTTCTAAACGAAACGCGATGACCAAAGGCCATTTTAAGATCGTTGCGAATTGTCAAAAACCAATTGAAAAAACAAAATCGAAATTCTTTATACAAAATACTTTTTTGTTTTTCAGGAAACCGCTTTTCGTAATGCAAAGTTTTAAACGCAAATGTTTTCATTTTGTTTATCCTTTGTAAGTTGGGTTTTGTTAGTTTCCTGATTAACAAGTCTTCCACCGATGCCAAGCACAAGCAAGGTCACAGTCAGAATAGAAACATACTTAGAGGGAAGATAGCTTTTCAAATCTTCAGGCAGTTCGGCCCATACGATTTGAACAACCGATGCCCACAGCATAGCGTGGATGCTAAACCATCGCTTGGCGTCCTTCCACTCTTCAATCAACTTCAATTTAAGCATCGGTGCCCCCAAACATTGCGTCCCTAAACTTCTCAAATCCAGCAATGGCCCTTGTCCCCATGTGGCCTGAGATAGCAATCAGAACTGCCGAAATGCGTTGATCCAATCCAGCATGGGAACATAGCAGGTGCATCATGATCCCGGCAAAAGAAGATACAATTAGATCAAAAAGCAAATCGCGCATTCGGAATTGTCGTTTTCGATTCTTCGTTATATATGCCACGGTTCCACCCCAAGACGAAAGTAGGATTGTCGCCACCCAAGGCATTACTGTTTTAAATGTTTCGTTAATTCTTTCGGGCACGACGCCTCCTCCTCTTTGATTCAGTCTAAGGCAAGCTGTGACCAAGGCAAACAAAAACCCCCTCCTAAAAGGAAGGGGCGATCTTTTCGGCTAGTCTTTTCGGGAATGACCCAGGGTAAACTATTTAATCACACTCACCAATCGTGTCAACCGACTATCGAGCTAATTACTTTTCGCGCCAAACACCAGCGCCTTCGATGCCATCCTTGGTGGTGTAAGGACGGACCACGAACTTGCGACCGTAGATCAGAACGGGAATCTCCTCACCCTTACGATTGATCTTGGTAGCACCGTCAGAAGCAGGGCTGGCGTAACGCTTGTTAGCGCCAGACACCACACCGATCATGGACTTGGCAGGATCAGGGGTCTTCTCAGTGGCAGGGACGAAGAACATCTGACCCACCTGGAGAGCATCAAAGGGATACTTGCACTTCCGGCCACCGTTCAGGTTGCCACCGCGCTTGCTCTTGGGCATCGGGACATCGGCGATGATTTCAAAGCCGGAAGCGTTGACGATAGGGGTTTCAACAACAGGGGTCATAGTCAGGTTCTCCTTGACGTAATTGATGCCAGCTTCGGTAAGTCGAGCGGCAATATGAAGGTCTTCATTCTTGATGTCTTCGTTGATTTCCACAAGCCCCTGCTTAACAAAGGTCTTGACGGAAGAATGGGAGACAAACTTGAAGTTAGGCTCCTCCTGCATTGCGTTGCCGATTTCAATCAGAGTTTCAAGCTTGGTAGCCACTGGGTTTCTCCTTTGGGTTGTGACCGTGTTGGTCGATACACAAGGTTAAGATTTGGTTTCGGTCCTGTCAACAGAAACTTTCAAATTTTTTGAGCGACAGCCCAGTTTGTTCAAAGCTTCAAGTATGTCGGCTCTTTCTGTGGTCCATTTGCCATCCTTGTAACGGCAACCGCAAAGGCCAAGCTCATACCTAACGGGAAAGGTGTTTCCAGAAACAACATATCGTGTCATGCAAAACCCTCCAATAAATAAGGCCGGGGTTACGCGACTGCGTTTCCCGGCCTTACAAAGAACACAGGCCCAAAACCTTCTCTTGGGGTCACTCGCTTACCCAAGATCAATTTTGAAAGGACACTACTCCATTACCTGTATCAGAGCCTAGACTCCTCATTCGTTTAGAATAGATGCCCACAGGAATGTGTCAAGCAAAAATTACAGGACATGCCTTGATAAGTTCGTTCTTGACCAATTCAGCCACGGCTCGCATGTCAGGATGAGCGTTTGGGGCTGTGCGAAGCTCAAGGAAATGTAGCCAGGAACGGAAATTCATCGTAACAACGATTTCCGTATACAGCGAATTTGGAAGCACCGATCTAGCGTTCTGTGGGCTACATCCGGCTTGTATCATTATTTCGTAAGCTTCTTGGCAATGCTCCATCGCTCCTGTCCATATATTACAAGCCAAACCATTGCCTTTCAATTCGACGGGTATGACAAAAGCAATTTGCTTCTTATTGTAATTGACGTATCGAGTGCTTACCTGAGAGTAACTAGCCAATCGATGTCGAACAAGCTCATGAGTAACGCCTCTGTCAGTTCCGATCAAGATTGTTGCGGAGGCGTGTTCGATTACAGACAAGTGCTTATTGTTAACAAGCTTTGCTATGAAAGCCTCTGGATTGCCGTTCGGTTCGGACTTGTAACAAATCCTTCCGGCTTGTTCAATAAGTTCCAAAGCGTTAGGAGTAACGGAAAGCAGTTTTGCAGAATGTTTAGCGATTATCATTTCTAGACCTTTCAATAACAAACCAAAAACAAAGGAACCCTAAATGGAAATTGTATTTAAAAACACTAATGGAAAAAGGCAATGCCCATTCACGCTTTTCGATGTATACGCTAGCAAGTTTCATTTCAATTCTCCTTCCCCAGGGCTTCGCGAAGCCCGCAGGTGCAACGTTCATGGGTCTTGTGCGCATGGGGTATGAGGAAACACTCTTCCTTGTGAAGCAACCACGGCTTCAGCGCCTCAGCTCCCTTCTGGCGGGCGGCGGTTAGGCGCATTTCTGCATCTTCGACCATGACTAGCAGACGATTCCTGTCCAATTGGGCGGACTGTCGTTCTTGGTCCCGCTCGGTCCTTGCCTGCTCCAACATGTATTTCAGTTCGCTGATCTCGACCGTCATGTTGCGCGGCTCGTCCAGGGATTCGAGTTCCTTCTTGTAGCGGTCCCGTTCGGCAATGGCGGCGTCAAGCTCTCGCCTAGCCATTCCCAGTTGTTCCTCTGCGGCCTCGTAGGCGGCCAGACGGTCTTCGACTTCAATAAATCGATTTAGATCTTTCAAAATTCTTTCGTTTGAAAGATCCAAACTTCTGTTTTCAGCCTCCAACTCCTGCACCCTGGCCTCCATAGCTGCGCCATGGGCCATCGCGGCGTCCTTGGTGGCCTCGGCTTGCTCCAGACGGGCACGGAGGTCGTCAACTTCCGTCACCAAATCTGTCGCCAAGGTGTCACCAGCGGAGTTCTTGCGCTCCAACTCATCAATCCTGCGATAAGCGCGATCAAGTTTTTCAAGAAGCTCAATTTCTGTAAAGGTTGTTAAACGAAGTTTGTTTTCGCTCATTTTATCAACTCCTTTAGTCTAATATTCTCTTTGGCGATATGCAAAGCAGCTTCGTAAAGCAAGCCTTCGGTTGAAATATTAGGATACATTACTTTGCAAGTATATACGGTATCTTTTACAATGCGCTTGGCTTCGGCAATCATTTTGCTAGTAGTTTTAGCCATTCGATCCTCGCATGTATGTAACGATGGCGTCTCTACCTTCTTCCCAACTGTGACAAATAACATGAGCGTATCCGGCTCGAACCATGTCTTTTTGAAACTCAACTTGCTTATCGGAAGGTTTTCCAATAGCATTTTTCATTTCAATCCATAGGCCGTTACTGTTTTCTTTGCCCACAGGTAGAAAGATATCAGCCACGCCAGCTTTGACGCCTTCGGCTTTCAATTTGCCAGCGGTAATCCTATCTCGTGTTCCACCGTTGGGGATTGCAAACATCCATTTCAGTTCGGGATATGCAGCGGCCCAACAAAACAAAGCGGCCTGTTGAGCGTGTTCGGACTTTCCTTTTCCAATTTGCTCTGGGGTCATCGGGAAACCTCTTCAATAAAGAAATCGCCACTATAGACAATACGCCTTAGATCGTCTGTTTCAAACTCAATATATGTGTTTCCGATAATCAAGTTTTTGCAGTTGACAAACGTAGCAGGCTCGCCCTGTATTGTTAAAAATATGTTGTATCTCATTCTTTCACCGCATTCTCAACAGCGTGATTAATGTCACCCAACATAAATTGAGTCATACCTAATTGAGTATGCAAACCTCCATCCCTAGAATAATTTAAAATTCCATCTTTTTCCCACAGTAAAACAAAAGCTGTGATGCTATTGGAATCAGATGCAATTTCAGCACATTTGTTAACAAGGTTGTCTCTATCTATGAAGTCGCTCATTTGCAATCTCCGCAAGTATCACAAACTTTGTAGTCCTGCAACACACAAGGCGAGTAGCCAGGGAGAGGCCCGAACGCTCTAACCCTGTCTCTAAGCATCAGTTCCAGCCTTGCGAGGGCATTCCAGGCGGCATGGGCGGCGTGAGGTAGGCCGGACTCAGGATCGTCAAAGCGAGGGTCCAGCAGGTGGCGTAGCATGGCGTCGGTGTAACGGTCGATACCATTTGGAACATGAGCCCAGCCACCACGACTGTATTTGACGGCTCCATAGGTCGAGATAGCAGAAACAGCAGTCAAAGCAAGCGGAAAGGATTCCGTCATCAATCCAATTCTAGGCTTGCCTTGATCCAGTTTGGCTCCAGGTTCGTTAGCTTTCAATCCGTTGGGATCTTGTTCTATCATGAGTAAGGCTCCTTTGGACAATTCCAGACTTCGAGACACAACCAAATACCGACTACAAACATTATGCCAACGGTCAACCAATCAAGGCCGATCATTAACACCACCTATCAAGATCGAACGACAAACCCATGTTTTCAGCTTTTTCGTAAGCTTGTCGGCAAGACAAAGCAATTTTGTAAGTTTCAACTTCGTTTCGCTTGCCAGAGACATAGAAACGCTTCGTTTTGAACTTTCCGTTATGTTTGACAAGAGCCTGATAAGCGATTCGGGTCTGTCTGTAAGCATCTCGCAAAACGATTCTGCTAATGCCCACAGGTAGATCCTGAATCTCTTTGTTGATTTGCGAAGTTTCTCTAATCATCTAAAACACCTTTCCACAATTGAGGCAGCGAGTTTTACGGGCTTCGTCTCGACGCCAAATCATGTAAATGATAGCAGCAATAGCGAAAGGAAGAAAGAATATTGCAGCGAGCCAAAGAACAACGGTAATACCCGTCTGGCCTCGTAGCTTCCTTTGAATGTTGGGACTTGAGCAGCAAATCATTTTAATCCTCATCGCTATCGTTATCCGGTTGCATGGTTACACAGCAGTTACTAACAGCAGCACCAGTAACGCTGCAAAGATTTCCAAACACTCTAAAAGCTTCTCTTTTGGTTTTCTGATCGGCGTTGGCTTCTAAAATAGCCATTACTGTCTTAGTAGCAGCTTCCACTGTTTTAAGATCCGTTCCGATTTTAATTCCTACGCTCATTGTAGTGTCCTTTTAGTTAAACCAACTGTGAGAAGGATGAAGCGGTCTTGATTGCGTCATTCCATAAGCGAAGCATATTCGGACTAGATGCCAAGTTCTTGAATTTGCAATTTGCCAGTTCGTAGGATAGATTGCTGCAAATTCGATTTGCGTAACAGATGTATGCGGTAATGGAAAGTAAAGGTCTGGAGTAGGCTTAGGACGTTCGAGCATTGGTCTATTCCTTAATTTGCCCACAGTATATCGATTATGCCAATCAAAGCCGCAGTTAGAACCGCTGTAAACATGATTGTGGTGATGATCCAGGATGCTAGTGGGTGTTTGAGCATTATACCTCCCAATTAGCGTTTAGCGATTTGTTGTATAGAGCAGGATTCGTGTTGAGCTTTGCTTGTAATTTTAATGCTTTGGCTCGTTCTTCAGCATCCCATTCTTGGTATGCTTTTTCAACATCTTCACAATAAAACAAAGGCTCCCAACAATCGCCGCAACGAATCTCCCAGTAGGTAGGCGAATGGCGTTTGAATTCATAAACATCATCTCCAATAATATCGACGTATTCAAAACTAGCTTGCGCGACTCTTCCGATTCTCATACATCGCTCCTGTCCATCAAACCGCCCAAAGACGGTAAGTAGTTAAGCAATACTGCGATCTTAATTGCATGTTGCTTGGAGAAGCATTTGCACATTATATACGCTGAATCGTATTCAGGTTTGTTTGTATCGATCACAGCAAATTCTTGCTTTGAATGCGCCGACGCCGATTCGTCGATGACTTGGTATCTCATTCTTCCTCCTTAGGGTAGGGCGCGTTAGCGTCTCTGTATTGTATAGATTAGTCCCAGGAGCAACTCTGTCAAGCTTTTAGTTAGTCCAAATTTTTGAATGCCTAGCCAGCATTTTTAAGTCCTTCGTATTGTGTAAGTTAGTCCAAAAATTGAAAGCATCAGAATACTATTTGATAGATAACCCAGACCTTCCTTCCTAGAAATTTGGTGTATAGGGGGGGTCATATCATCGTATCATCATATCAGATAGCTCGATCGATATTGATTGATCGATCAATGTATATATGCAAATCGCATACCATATACAACAAACCCTGCCTAATGAGCAGGGTGCCATGATCTATCATATGAGTATGCAATACATGCAATGAATACTATGTATTACAATGTGCTAAGTAGTGCAATGATTGGAGATAGGTGCTATGAATAGAGTTACATAATATACATTATCGAAAGTTTAGTTAGTTCCGCTCACATTCGGTTGCCTACTTGCGACTCGTTCTCTACGTTTAAGACGACTTGCTTGGATAGCCTCACCAATCTCCGGTTGCGCGGCCCACAGGGCCAGATCGTTCTCTGTAGGCTCGGCACAGGCTACTTCGTCGTGGTAGCACTCCATGCAACCCTTGGCCTGCACATCAGCAGTCTGGGTATGGGTGTCCCTACCGCACACCTTGCATGTCCATGTGAATCCGTCTCGGTCCTTGGATACATAAATCCAATTGCCTATGATTCCGTTCTTGCCTGCTTTGCCCTCAATCAAAGGTTTGGTTTTGATTTGGCCCTTAACCTTTTGACATGAGCAAGCTGGAGGAAAGTATCTGTATTGATGTCCTGACATTGGACGAGTATGCCCACAGTAGATACATTTGACCTCAAGCTTGGTTTTAGGATCGCCCCCGATCACTTGCCAATCACCTTTGATGGTTCGACAAGTGCATTCGGCACTAGACCATTGCTCAAGCGAAAAAGATTCATGCCTGGAACAACTAAGGCACTTCACAACGACTTGGTTTTCGAGATAGTCCCATCCAACACATCGGAACTTCCCGTTCGAGTCTCCGGGCGTAGGCCAATTCATGTTCATCCTCCCATGCCAATTTAGGCAATCCCATTTTATATAGATTTTCTCTATGAAGCAAGACAAAATCTTGATGAATGACTAGTGTTTAAAGCAGTGAAAGTAAACAAATAGTATACAATATATAGTAATATAAGATATAATAATATAATTCTTTTCCAGTGTATATTTTTTAATAGAGAGAATCTATCTATGTTTTTTAAAAATTATACACACGTATGTAAACATATAGATTTTCTCTCTCTATGTGAAAATATATACAAGTGACCCCAGATGTCATTATATCCCAATACTCCCAATACTCGCAAATGACATATATTCTCTCTATGAAAAAGGCCCTATCCGAAGACAGGGCCAATGCTCAACAAATATCAAATATTACTCACCATATTGGATAATGCTAATTACTCACCATATTGAATAGCATACAAAGGATAATTTGAACCAATCTGGTGGACCACATAATTTACGCCATCGTCTTCGATATAATGTTTGCTGGCATAAACATTAATACCATTATTGCGTAAAAGCTGCATGATACGCTTGTCTCTCAATTTAAGATTATCTTCAATATGTTGAAGGTCTAAACCATCAATTACTATAACAGCGTAACTAGACAGCCATTCAAACTCATCGTTTCTTTTTACCCAATTATTAATTTTTAAAACATTATGGCGCTTATCCGTCAATGCCTTCAATTCTTCGATCTTGGCCTCCAGTTGGTCCAAACATCCTCGATATTCAGTAAAAACAATTCCACCTGCATAATTTCGGTTATGAAACTTACGGCCACCGATACGAGCTATTAGCGCCACAACACGATTATATGAGGAATTGAGCATAGCATCATGAGCATGCCAGGAACTAGGCAAACAAGCAAGCCACGAACAAACGAAACGTGAATTACCATTGCTGTCATTATTGATCCGAGTCCAGTTGATGTTAGACATTTTGAATCCTTTCTGTGGGCATAATGCCAAGATAGATTGAGACGATGATAAGTGAAATAATATAGAAGATCATACTTCACGCTCAAAATTGGATATAGGATTGCCTATAACTATTTTGGAGTATTTGCCACTCTTTCTCATTCGCAATGCATCAATACATGCTTGTTCAAAAGTGCTATACACAATTTCAATATCATAAGGCGGGTTCATCTTGATGTATGTTCCAATTGTGTAAGGCAGAGTGCTGTCCATTGATCGATCCTATTAGATGAAAGCCGCGAGGCAAATGATAGGCATGGCGGAAAGTAGAAGGACGCCGAGGATTTTCATTTTCCGCTCCATTTGTAGTAGACAAGGTGCAAACCAAGGACAGAACCAATCGTGATGTAAGCAAATGCTACCATGAGTTAGTCCCTTTCTTCGCAAAAATATTGGTCGATGGTTTCAACGCTGTAACACAAATTCTGCAAGTCTTATGCAATTCTTACCTTTTACAATAATTGGTTTTGACAGTCCGCAATAGATTTTCATTTCCCACTCCAATGCAAAAGATCAAACGGCGACCATGTAATCCATAGTTGATAAGGTGCAATGCGTGACCCTGGAGACCTACCTCCCGAACCTATTTTTGCACATTGATCCAAACGTTTCTTTGATTGACCAAACCTTATTCCCGTTCGCTCATCTGAACATTTCAGAATGATAGCTTTGGGATACAATGCTTTCAGTTGATTGTATTTTATCAACTGCTCGGGATAGAGCGATCCTGGATAGACTCTAATCATGGCTATCTCCTGTATTCCAAAACGTGAACAAAATAACTATCAATTGAGCCGGTGTGAATAATTAAATCGGCATCAAACCAATTGAGCTTTTTGATTAGCCGGATGGCTGCAAATGTATGCGCATCCTCAACATTCAATTCATGGGGCCAGGAAATGATGATTGAACCAGCCTCGCATGATGCTTTGATCCTGGCAGGCTTGGAATTGGTAGGTCCGATGTAGCGAGTTTTGATTGCTTGCATGTTAGCTCCTGTTAGTTAGTCCCACTCGGGATACCTAACTATCGGTTCGTTCCTGGCATCCGTCAAGATAAATTTTCAAAAATTTTATCTTCAATCATTTTATCATTTGCGTTTTGTTCGGTCGGCTTGCTTGGTCAACTTGGAACATAACCACAAGCATTGACTAGAGTTAGTTCCAATTTAGACTTGTCATTGCTAGGCCACGGTATGCAGTCCACCTGCTCCGGGCTGTCCTCTGTCCCTGGCCTAGCACATCCAGGCCCTCAGATGCGCCGAGCCGTCCCATTGCATAGGCCAGGACTGCAAGAGGCCTTAAACAGTGAGAATCAGTCTCAAGTGTTATCGATCGAACGATCAACATTGAGCGGCAATCAATCCTTACACAATCGATAAGAACACTTTCAATTCTGGCGAAAAATTTCACTATTCCGATCAAAATCACTCAAATCAAAAAGAGCCGCAATCAAGCGGCTCTAATCATTTTCAAGTAGAATTATCCGAATCCAAATAAAAAGCCAGGCAATTATTGAATACGCCTGGCTTACTACCTGTGGGCATTACTTCTCAATGGTCAATATCGCAAACGATCTTCCGCCAAATTGGAACTTCTCTTGTGTGTCTTTTGGTTGAAGTTCTTTCAATTCGCCATTAGACACCAGAGTTTTGATTGTTGCGTCCAATGCACTTGCACTACGACGAGGATCATTCTTGAAGCAATTAAAACTTGCAGCATTTCGCTGGATGATAGCGTAAGGAATACAACCGCTGTCTTTGAAAAATCTATGATTCTCTTGAAGCTTGTAGCCATTGTTTAGATATTTGAAAAGGATTTCACGAACCTTGTGTAATTGTTGCTGATCGTAATTACCGCCAATCTCACCAGATTCTACCTTTGAAAATAACATTTCGTTATCAAATTCAACGATCTTTTTTGCCCACAGGTAAATTTCTGTAGTGATTACCGGGACGTAAGGATTAATGCCGACAGCCACCAAGCCTGACAATTTCCATATCTTCAGCTTGGATCGATTGAAAATAGCCTTTTTCCAGCTAGGCGAATCCTCATTGATTTGAGTTGTCAAAAAGGCTTCGTAGTCGGCGTCCATTTGCTCTGCATCGGCATCAAACGTTACATCGACAATCTTATTGTCAGTATTGCAAGCACAAGAGGATGCTATTAAAGACGAAATGCGAGTTACCATTTTGTCAGTAGCTTCGTGATTCTTACAATTTTTGTTGAACGTTGCTCTAACATTGTTACAGTGAAAAGTCAAGATACGAGGAATGAAACCATCGTCAATGAATTCTGGATCTACGTTTTTGTAGTAACGTTCGGGAACCGACTCGCCTAGAAAACTAAACGAGGGAGCTTTGATAATCTTGGTTGTCTTATCCTTATCGCTGTAGGCATGACTAGAAATGATCGCGTTCTTGCCGCTATTGGTGTAAAGGTCCACCAACGCTTGCTTGTAGCCAATCATGTTTGGATTTGAATTGCGCGGCCTCATACGCTCAATGTCATAGCTAAATTCTGACATGAGCGAGACGATGGAAGGACGTTCCATTAGCGTTTTAATTAGCGCCGGGGCTGATGAGTAGGAGCTAGGCCCGATGAACGTCTCGGACGCCATGTTCTGTTTAAGCACAATTTGGGCAAACAGTTTGTTGATACCGCTTCGCATGGCCTCTTTGCCAACGCCGGAATCAGCCAACACTAGAAGATAGTTGTTAAGACCAACGCCATTGATATTAAACGCTCTACCGCAAACACCAGACATGAAACCGATAGCACCCGCAAGGCTCATTTCCTTGTTAGGATGAGGCGAGGACTCGAAGATGAAGTTTGCCACATCACCGAGCAAACCATCAGGAAAGGCGTAGACCTCGCTCTTGTCCGCTTCTGGCCTGGGCTCTTCCTCCACTGTCTCTTGAGGCTCTAACCTGTGGGCAAGATCGGCCTTCAAAGCGTCGAGATTAACCTTCGGCGGGATACGATCAAAAGCCCTTGAAATCATACCGCCAAGGTAAGAGCCGCGCTTTGCCTTATCCCGCTTTCCCAATTCGCTTGCGATAAAGATACGTTTAACTTGATCCCTGTTTTGTGTGTAGAAACCAACGATATTGATTAATGCAAAATCCGCTTCTGATTGTGAAGAGTAGTGTTTGATCCATTCGCCAATGTAAAGATCGTAAAACTTTTGACCGTTTGACGCATTGTAGGCCATGTGACAGATTTGATCATCAGTATATTTTTGATCTTCGTCAATACCAGAAACGAAAATAGGCTGTGAGGTTTCGAGTTCTGCCCACAGCATATCCACAAGCGACTGACATTCCTTGACAGGCTGTGCCTTGTAAACATTGCCTGTCACGGTCATGTAGCGATCTTTGCTGTAGATTTCGATAGAGTCTTTGCGCCTCCCTGTGGGCACTTCTCCATTGCACACGATATGCAAACCGCTACCGCTGGGCGAAACTTCAGCGTAGCTTTCAAAGCATTCCGCAATACGCAGTTGCTTCTCTAGCGTCTCTTGATCGCTAGGAGTATCCAAATCAATGAAGGTGAAAGGATCATTTTCGCTAAGGACGAAACCAATACCCGAATACATGCCACTTTTGAAAGCAGATACAGCCGTGTCAAAGTCTGTCCAATGCGAAGGATCGGTAACGCTTGCGTTGTAACCGTTCTTAGGATTGTAAGGAACCTTTCTTGGTTTTGGGTCGCCAGCTTCATAACGCCAAACAATCCAGCTATTGAACTGCCTTAGTTCTTCGGGAATGTTTGAAAACATCAGATCACCGCCTAATAGAATTGAAAACGTTTGCCAAATAGACATTCAACGTCTCAACTCGATTCACCCCTGGATCTTCTACAGCACCGCGCGCCAAAGCCTTGAGCCAGCCAACAGGGAGACTAGTATCCTTCTCAATCTGCTCATAGGTCAAGGTTGCGGGCCTATGTCTAAGCATATCAACGGTTCTATCTCTCAATTCTGTGATAATCATCCCCGAGTCCTTTCAAATTGCTTTCGGAAAATTTTTCTACCGTGAAGGCAAATATACTCTTGACGGTCGGACTTGGCAACCCTAGAATTTGAATCTCAGGAGGGCTCATGGCAAACGAAGTGACCATCAAGCTTAGTATCCCAGAGGCTCAGTGCCTCGAAGTTCTGCTCGAAAGTTTCAGGCGACAGCGGCCTTTCACTAGCTCCACT